GCGGATAAAGCCAAGTCCACGAAGCTGAGGACGGACTATCGTCAGAGCCTTGAGGCACATGTCGCTAGCCGTGCTCTGCGGAAGGTAGGACAGACCCTCACGGAGCACATCCATCTTGTTCTCGTCAGTGATGAGCATCACACGACGATGCCTACCGAAGGGCGTGATCAGGTCCTTGCCTGAGAGGATGCGCTGCTTAGTCAGTTCCCGGAACTTGACGATCTCCGGGATAACTTCGAAGAACGCTGCCATTCCCCTCTGAGCTTCGGATACCGATATACCGAATTCGTCAGCAATGGAGAATTCCGTCCGGCCGTACGCGAGCCCATAAACGTACGCCTTGACCCGAATACGGGTTTCCTTCCACTTCTTCGGATCGACCTGATCCTTCGGAGGGAGCTCCGGATAGAGGATTGGCGTGAGCTCGTCGAAGAGGTCTCGGGTTCCGGAGTTGAAGATGTCTCGGAAATAGGTGTCACGTGCCAGGTAGCTGAGCACCCGCAACTCAGCCTGAGAGTAGTCGACCTGAACGAAGACGTTCCCTTGCTTGGCGGGAACATAAAGGCGTCGGATGCTCGATTCGCGGGGAACGTTCTGCAGGTTAGGATTACGACAAGCCAACCGTCCGCTTGTAGATCCGTGGAGCAAGAAGGTCGGATACAGTCTTCCCCTGTAGAGACGGATACGTGCACCCTTGATGTAGGTGCCATATAGCTTAGCCTCCCTCCGATGCTTCATCAGGGTGATGACGAACTGGTACAGAGCATCCTCACGGACGTCTGCGTTCATGGCAAGAGCTCTGGCGTGAAGCTTATCCAGAAGCTTACCCATGGTCTTGGCATCAGTGCTAGCGACCTTCACACCAAGTCGCCACAGAGCCTTCTTGACCTGCACATGGCTGTTGGGGTTGAAGTCGACTAGCTTGCCTGCGTTGGTCGTGATCTCGATCTTCTTAGCGCTGAGGATCGAACGAAGCTCCGCAACGATCTCACCCAGACGCGCAAGGTACTCTTGCTCGAGCTTGTCCAGGTACTTGCGATCGATAGCGATGCCATTGAGCTCGAGGAACATGAGCTCGTTGGATGCCTCGCACAGGAAGTTATGAACCTTCCATAGGTCGCCACTCTTGTCAGCGTTGAACCGGTCGATGTACATCTCGTACAGGCCGAAAGTAACTGCCAAGTCGAAGGCGTTGTACTTGTGGAGAACGTCCTGTGGGATGATACCGTAGCCGTACTTCTTCGTGTCCCACTTGGAGAGCACGTGCTTCCAGTCAGGGGTGCCAAGGTGCTCTACTCCCTGGTGACCCAGACTGTGCTGACCGGGACGCTCGTCACAGACGTACGAAGCCAGCATGGTGTCGAAGTACAGACGTAGCTGGCCGCAGTGTTTGTACAGACCGGCGCAGTCGAACTTGCCGTTCTGCATGATGAGTGGTCGCTTCAGGAACAACCACTTCAGTGCAGCGTAGACAGCATCTGTCAGAGCCTGGTGCGCGATGACTACCACATGACGTGTTGACTCTGCGATACCGATGCAGAGCATGTCGTAGTGGTTCGGGTGATCGAAAGCTGTGTCCTTCTCAACACCTGTCTCGATGTCAACTGCGAGAGGTGAGGTTCGTGTATCAAGGTCAGCAATGAGCTCGAGCGCACGAGCCTCGTCGAACACCTCCTCGTACGTAGGTTCCTGCCACGTTGTTAACTGTCCGTAGATCTTTCCGACGTCAGTAACGAGTGAAGGGAACATGTCAGCCTGGCGAAGACACGCTGCAGGATGGATCGACGAGATAACCCGAAGGTTAGGGTCGTGCTGACTGGGCCGTCCGGGTCCAACACGTAGCTTCGTAACTCCAGACTTGCCTGTGAGGGCCAGAGATGCAGAGTTACCGAGCGCCACAGCGGTTCTGACTCCACGCTCGCGGAGCTCTTTCTGCAGACGGGGCTTGCATGCATTAATAGCTGCCGGAGACGGCGTTGCATTTTCTTCTGGACGGCAGAGACAAGCATTGGTCATAACCGCCTTGCTGCGATCGATACCGTGGTACCGAAGCACGTGGTTAAGGAGCTTGCCCGAAGGCCCCATGAAGGGTTTCTTGATCTGGACTTCTTGGTAGCCCGGAGCCTCTCCCACAAAGGCCACATCTGCTTGAGCCGGTCCTACAGTAGGGACGAACACACCAGAGTCATACAGAGGACACCTCTCACAGAGGGCATCCGGATGCTTCCGCTGTGAGACCTTGACAGCCTCAAGCTCGTCCTCGACAGACAACTACCCTTCCTCCTTTGCGTAGCGCTCGAGAGTCTGAGTGTTCATGAGCGACAGCGTACGCTCACTTGCTGTGAAGTGTCGCTCGAAATAGTTGTCAGGTCGAACAGCTGGAATACTGTGCTGACCTGCCAGTGCGTCGAAGTGTCTGCCGTACGTAGCTAGTACGTACGGAAGCGAGGTGTCCAGACTTCGTGATCGTCCACAGAGTCTGATGAGTCGCGGCTCTTCCGGGAACTTGTGGTGCATTCCCAAGAAGTGAATGTCTCTGTGCTTCAGGTCGTTGATGTTGATCATGGTAGCGACCTGGTAGCGCGACATGACCTCGTTGGTCTTCACGAGCAGTCGACGCGGAATGTAGAAGACGTCGATCAGATCGTTGAGGCTGGAATGCACGATACGGTAGAAAGCCGTGATCGTGTCCTCGACTGTGTCACCATGAAGCACATAGCCGATCACGTGCATGTCGCCTACTGCTGGACGCTCTTCCAGGAACGTCCGCGCGCAATGGTAGGTTGCCTCAGGATCGCCCATCACGTCAGGCAGGACGATCTCGTTGACCTGATACGCCCAGGCATGAGATGTGAGCACATCCCAATCCATAGCGACGTCCTCAGCAGCTCCGTTGTCCATGATGACGTACTTCTCAGGATCCTGGCAGAGGCGCTTGAAGTGCTTAACGTATCGGGGGTCATACGTCAGATGCGGAAGCATCAAGTGGTACGTGCCGAAGCTCGAGCTGTCCAACATCTCGAACGGAGCAATGAGTGCAACTTCCATCAGTTACAACCTCCCGAGTGTACCCAGAGGAAGTTGCCTACCCAGACTAGAGCCATGATAGCATCCCAGGTACCCAGCCCAAGAAGGACAACTATGATCAGTGTTACGAACCAGTTGAGCACTACTCCGTTCCAGGGCTTACTCTGCTGTAGGTCGTTTGAAGGATCCGACACCGATGCTCACTTCACCCTTCTCGTTACGGAACTTGTCGAGGTCCACTTCCTCCTGCAGAGCCAGCTTGAGTAGCGCCAGCTTCATGTAGGTGTACCTGGCGTAGTTTCCCAGATCGAGAACCTCCTGCATTGCCTCTTCGAGAGTATCGACACCGAGCCACTTGAAGGCACCGTACTTCTCTTCGCCCATCTCGTGACGCTCATGTGTGCGGATGTCGTACTCTGTAGACAGCTGATCGAGGAGGTTCAGGAACTCCTGAGTACCTTCATCCTGGTTCTCGTCAGTCGCCATTGTTATCCCTCGACTCGTAGCGGAGAACGTTCTGCTTGCGCTTGGCGTAGTAGGCCTTCTCGAGGTCTACGCCCAACATGGCCGACAAGGCCAGGAGGTACGTGAAGACGTCGGCCATCTCCATCATGATGGCTAGCCTCGTCTTCGCGTCCTGCATGCTAGCTGTGCCTCGACCGACCTTCTTGATCTCGTTCGCCAGCTCACCGACTTCACCGCAGAGAGCCAGGGTCATGTAGATCGAGTCCTCGGCTCTGTCCGGGAACCAGCGCTTGCTGTCAGCGTCTGCCGATAGAGCCATCAGAGCCACATGGCTCGGTGGGTTAATCACACGCTTTGGTTTTGGCGTGCTCTCTTCCTTTACAGGTTCCCCACTAGGGTCCACTGCGTCTAGACCGTATGTCACCAGCCACCTCCGTTTTGGATGATCTGGAAGAACTCTGCCTTGGCCGTTCTGTCGTGCTCGGAGAACACTCCCTTCATGGTCGACGTCGTCGTCTTGACACCTGCTACCTGCACACCTCGCATCGCCATGCACAGGTGCTCTGCGCGCATGACGACTGCCACCCCACGAGGCTCGAGTACCTCCTCCAGCCAGTCGGCGAGCTCCCTGTTGAGCTCCTCCTGAACGTGGAAACCCTTTGCCACAGACTTGACCGCACGAGCGAACTTCGACAGGCCAGCGATCTTGCCGTCAGGGATGTAGCCGATGTACGCCTTACCAAAGAAGGGTGCCAGATGATGGGCACAGAGGGTGTAGAACGGAATCGGATCCAGCACCACCATATCGTCCGCGTCGGACTCGAACGTGGTGAAGTTGAACGGCTCCGGGGTGGTCATCTCCCTCAGCAGGTTCACGAACCGCTTCGGAGTGTCCTGCATGTGTGGAGGAAGCTCACCGTCGATAGCTCCTGTGAAGCGTGCGAGTAGAGCGCGGGCCAGAACCTCTTCGGTGATATCCGAGTTGTTCTCCGAAGGTTCGAACTGTGCTGTCAGCATCGATGCCATTCAGATCCATCCCATCGCGAGCCAGAGAGTACCGAAGCACCCCACAACAACAGTCAGACCGATAAGGTCTTGACCGGTAATCTTATTGAACACTCAGATACCTCTCTGCGTTCGGTCCCAGACCACGTTGTGGATCTGGTGATTGTACTTCCAGTCGAAGCCATCTTCCAGGACCCAGTCGATCAGCTTCTTCGGCTCGAGCTTTCCCCACGCAACACCGTAAAAGAAGTCGGCTCGCCAGTCGTCGCGCTCCTTGAAGTGTTCGGCCGCAGCGACAGCGCGATCATAGTCGAGCCGATCTGCGATAGTGAACTTGATGACGTTGCCTTCGACAGCTCCAATGCGGTAGGCGTTTTCCTTGCGAGTCTGGTCGAGCTTAGGACCTGGTCCCTTGTCGAAGGTCTCACCAGAACCAGGGAGCTTCCAATCCAAGATGAAGTAGGCCTCATCGATGGCCCAGTCCGGGAAGTGGTACGTACCGTTGGTGAAGAACTCGATGGACGTGTGTCCGCTGATATCGGCGAAGCTCTGAACCACATCGTACAGCGTCTGACTCGACTGCATGAATGGCTCACCGCCCGTGAAGCAGATGTTTGCAGTACCTGCAGGATCGGCCTTGTTGATCTGCTCCATGAGCTCTGACGCGGAGGTTTCGATCCACTCGTCTCGATACTGCTCAGCGAAGATTGCATGAGGAGTATCGCAGGGCCACCCAGGGCAACGGAGGTTACAACCACCACTCCTGACGAAAACAGTACGGGATCCAACGCGTGGCCCCTCTCCCTGTACACTGAGGTACACCTCAGCGAGTCGAATCACTTGTAGTCCCCGTTCACCATGTTGAGGTCCGTCATGTCGAGCGCTGCAGGCTGCTCCGGGTCGTTGGCGTCGATGATGTTGTGGGTGTCGTGCCAAGCACCGGGGTAGCCGCCGCGACCGAAGTCCTTCGGGTCTTCACCTTCGATGGGCTGACAGAGCTTGTTCAGCTTGTTGAAGATGCTCACGGCTTGGCACCTCCGTAACTGGAGTAGCTCGCGACAGAGGTTGGCGTCTCGTATACCTCGACACCCATCAGCTTGAAGCCCATGTTGGCTACGCCAGTGACGATCTGCGTGTAGGTCCAGTAGGCCAGATTCTCGGCCGTCGGGATGTACGGGAACATGATGACCTTGAAGGACTCCTCGGCGAACTCCTCCATAGCCTTCAGTCCAGCGATCATTGCCTGATCGTTCTCGTACACGATGAAGCCGTGATCGAGGACGTCGTGAACGTTCTCCATGAGGAGAGTCTTCAGGTCACCGAAGTCCGCGAGCATACCCTCGTTGGACGCACCTGGAGTGGTCACGATCTTGCCGGTGATGACCGCCTGGACCTTGTAGCGGTGACCGTGAGGGTTCCTGCACTTGCTCTTGTGGTTCGGAACCCTGTGTCCAGCGTCGAACTCGATCTCCTTGCTGACCGTGAACGTGCTCACTGTTGCCCTCCTGGAGGCTTCTTGAAGTCCTTGAACATCTCAGCGGCTGTGTCGGGGATCTTGTCCATCCCCATTAGCA